TACGACTCAATAATCCGAGAACCATTTTGCCGGTCTGATCATCCAGCGAACCGGTGGGTAACGTTAAATTAGTACAACACGCAAAAAACCCGCTGGTACTCAGTTTCCAGCAGGCTTTAGTTTTTAGTTATGGTGGTTTTATCGGCCAGGGCCAGTTTTATCCTTTTCTTTTAAGTGATCTCTGGCAACTTTTTCTTCAATCGCAGTTGTAATATAGTCGTTCAAGCTTACCCCCGCTGCTTCCGCTGCTTCCTCATAAACTGCCTTACGGCCCTTTTTAACATACGGGTAAAGCCGATCATAATTTGCAGCGTTATATTTGTTTTTGGCCCTAGTCGCTGCTTTGCTTGTTTTCTCCATAATTTTACACCCTTTCTTGGCTTTTATTATAACCCCCTTTAGTATCTCACGCAAGTATATTTTAACGTGAGTATATTTTTTAAAAAATTCTCCTTTACCCCCTTTACATTATACTCACGTGAGTATATAATATAGACAAGAGGTAAGGGAAATAAGCAAAACGAATGGAGGTAATGAGAATGATAAAATTCATGTGGAACGGCATTAAGGTGGACGGCAAGCTTTTTAAAGGTTGGTATTCAATGGGCCAGTTAAGAAATTACCCGCAAGGCACGATCACTATTTACGCCAGCGAGTACGACAGGTTTCCTATTATTGAAGGGTTGCAGGTTCAAAATGATAGCGATAGCATGACAGACTACTTTGAAAAAGATCGCATAAGAGTAACCCCGGATAATCCCCATTATGAAGCTGTAAAGGCCGCTTATGAAAAACGGCAAGCGCACATTGATAAAATGCGGGCCAAGAAATACGCATAATAAATATTCGGGCGGGGCGGCCCCTCCGTCCCGCCCGTCCATGGAGGTAACGGAAATGTTATATAGTGAATTTTTAAACGGAACAGGTGCCCCGGAAAACGCCAGCACCTACGATCAATATAAGGAAATTGAAGCGGTTTACATGGGCCGCGAAAGCATGACTAAGGTTCAAGCTTATAGGTTATGGAAACGTCGGTACGGCGAAAAGGCCAACAAACCCCGCGCAAAGGAACTGCGGGAAATTAAAGAAGCTATCCGCTGCTTTAAGGACAGTCGGGAAGATGTTAAATTGTGGGAAGAAAGAATTACTCAGCGTTATGCGGAAGAGATCGCCCAGTATAACCCTGAAAGCTGGATTGACCGCGAAAGTATTAAACTTCTGGAAGCACGGCGGGAACGGGAGATACAGGAAACTTATGATAGTTTCGGAAATGATGCAACCATTCACATTATCTATACTGATGGTAGCCAGTGTATAGTAAGCGGTTTAGAGATTGTAGCGGGCGAAGTTACCCCCAAAATGCAGCATATTGCTTACGCCAGTTATCAAGACGGATGGACCGAATATGACACGTTGACAGGGTGCCTTGATGATGTTTGGAACCTGGAAGAAGATGAAGGAATCGAAGCCCGCGAACAATATTTTAACAGCGTTGAAATTCAATTCAATGCGGATTGGGGAAGGAAGCATAAGACAGCTTAAAGAAACATCCTCCCGCCTGATGATGACCAGCCGGGTACTGGTCGAAATCCCCGCCAGGGGATAGCGGGAACCCGCCGCCACAGGGGAAAATATGGTGCCCCTTTTATATAGATTGTTCTTTGAAAATTTAGGCGTTGTTGGTTTCAAAGCATCACTTGAAACCTGGGCAACACTTTTCCGGGGAAAAGTCAACAACGGCGGGAACGGGGCGATATGATGAAGGTTAAGAGTCCTGTGGGGTGAGAAATCCTATATAAAATAAAAAGCCCACTGGAGGAATCGCACCCCAGTAGGCTTTTGTGTCCAATTAGGACGTTATTTTGCATTTTCTTCCGCGGTGGCCTGGGGCTTTGCTTCCTCTGTAGCTTCCGCGGTGGCCGCTGCCGTGCCCTCAACATACAATTTCAAGCTTTCATTGTCGGCCCATTTTGATTTTGCCTCAGTCAGAACGCTTTCAATCATTACTTCTAATTGTTTTTCGGTGAAGAAAATTCTAATTATCAGGGGCAACCGTTCATAAATCCACGTAATAACGGTGGCCTTTTTCAAAACTCCGGTTCCGCTGCCATATTGCCGTTCAGCTTCCGTTACCAATGCAAATAATATTTGCTTCAATGCATCGGTTTTCCCTTTCTTGACAAGGTAAATAGCCAGGCCGATAAAGGCCACTATAACAACCACGCTATCCCAGTTTGCAGCCAAAAAATTAAATATTTGCATTCATCTTTCCCCCTTATAAATGGTTTGCGGCATTAATCAGAAGTTTGTCCAGGTAAAGCACGGCCCCAACGTTAGCCATCCAATAAGAAGGCGTGCTGATAGCTCCGGCCTGGGCTAGTTTATTAATGGCTTCAACCGCCGTTGTGGTTGCCCCGCTATTTGAGGCCGTTACTTTCCCAGCTATGTTAATAATTAGCTGGTCTAAATACTGTAAATCCCCAACGTGTTCTTGCCAGTATGACGGGGTGTTTATAACTCCCGCCTGGGCCAGTTTATTAATGGCTTCCTGGGCCGCCTGGTTGTTCACCGGCTCCCGGTAGGATATTCCCAGCCGGGCCAGAACGCCTTTGGCATAAGCGACGCCAAATGCCTTTTGCTCCGCTTCCGTGTCCGCAATATAGCGGTCCGCAGAATCAACAAAAAAGCCCTCGCATAGAACAGCGGGGCATTTCAATTGCCGCAGCCAGCCAAAGTAATCATTCCCGGCTGAATTTAATTTCGTTTTGCAGCCGCGGGAATTCTGGCCGATCTTTTTTACCTCCGCTTCTATGGCCTGGGCCAGCTCCAAAGATGCAGCCTTATAGCCGTTTGTTTGGTAAAAAACTTCAAAGCCATCCCCGCCGCCCGCGTTATTGTGGCATTCAACTGCCAAATCCGGGGCAAAGGTGTTTGCCTCTCTAATTTCTTCCTCCAGTGGGTCCTCTTCATCTTTTATGCGGGAAATCCCCACAATGACGCCATGCCGCTCCAATTCCGCCTTTAAGCTTAATGCCATGACCAGGTTTGCATTCGCTTCCTTAATACCAAATGCAGCCGCGCCAGGGTCGCTTCCGCCGTGTCCTACTCCCACAAATACTTTCTTTGCCATTTATTTTTACCTCCCGGTTTTAAAAATTCTTTATGGTTATGTCCTCATTGATCGCGTCAGAAAATTCCCCGTTCATTTTCATGTCCAGGGCGTTTTCCATGTCGTTTAACTCCGCTTCTATTTCTCCCGCCTTTTCGGGAGGAATCAAGCCTTGTAAGCGGATTTTGAACTTTAAGAATGTTATCTTGATCTTTAGAACGTTTTCCATTTTGGCTTTGTTAAAATAAAAAACTACCGCCGCGCCGAACACGCCAGCCGTAGAAGGAACGATGTAACTAAAAATACTGGTGTCTTTTCCTTTCCAGGCCCATGCAATTGCACACATAAGCTGGCCTAAAAATATCACCCCCGTTACGGCGATAATGATTTTGGAAAACTCCTTTTTGGGTTTGGTTTTTGCTTGCATGTATCAACCTCCCTAAACCCTGATATGGGCGCGTTCCGCGCTCCTGCGCATTAGGTAATTGTTTAACTGGTCTTTTGATTCCGTGTAGTATTTAAGGGCCGTTTCCATCTGTCCATTTGTATAACCCTTTTGCTGGGCAATGGCGGTGGCTTCCGCCAAATGGCCTATAGCCTTCAACATGGTAAAGGTGATAACGCTTTCTTCAATGCGGGCTTCCTCTTGCGTATCCAGCTTCTTTTCCAGGGCGGCAAACCTACGCAAGATAACCCCGCTTATAATGCTTGTGCCTCCTATGAAACCAAATAGGGCGGTTGCCGCCCCCTGTATCTCAAACATCCTTTAATTTCACCCCGCTTTGCTTATATAGCCTGTTTAACTCCTGCCGCAATCCATAAGAATTACAGTGCATTAAAATACCCTTGTAGGAAGCAATGCTTCTTTCAAGGGTTTCTTTGTCGATCTTTCCGCGGGCATACCCTTCAAAAAGGTATTTCAGCCGCCGCTTAATTTTCCTTACGGTCTTTTTCTTTAACCTCCTGTGCGTTGCCCATATGCGGAAGCCCACAAAATCAACCCCCATACTGCAAGGTCGGATTGTGGTTTTCCTGTTCAACTGCAACCGTAATTCATTGTTTAAAAATTCTTCTATCGCCTCCTTTGTGGCGGCCAGATACTTTTTATCATGGTGAATGATGATAATATCATCCATATACCTGATGTAGTACCGCAGCCGCAGTTTGTGTTTTGCGAACTGATCAAGCTCGTTCAGGTACAAATTTGCAAACAACTGGCTGGTCAGGTTGCCTATCGGCATACCCACTTCTGCAAGCCTTTCTTCTTCCGGGATTTCGTCAGGGTTGGCCCCTTCCGGCAGGCCAAATTTCATATCCTCACTGTTGATAATGGTGCAAAGCAAATCAACTAGTCGCTGATCGCTAATTTTTCTTTTAAGAAGCGCGATTAAAACGGCATGATCAACCCGGTAAAAATACTTCGATATGTCCAGTTTTAAATAATAATATTGCTGCGGTTTTCTGTCGGTCTGCCGTAACCAATACTGCAACCTATTGGCCGCGCTGTGTACCCCTTTGCCCGGCCTGCAAGCGTAAGAATCTTTTATGAACTGTTTATTCAGCAGCGGGAACAACTGGCGATATATGGCCCATTGGACAACCCGGTCACGGAAGGGCAGGGCCATGACAAGCCGCCTTTTCGGTTCAAATACCCAAAAGGGACGGTATTTCCCCACCTTATAAGTCCCGTATATTAAATGATTTTGAATATCAATCAGGTTTGCTTCAAGGTCATGGGAAAACTGCAATACTTCATCCCTGTACCGCTTTCCTTTTCTGGCTGCGTCCCACGCTTCATATAGGTTTTCAAAATCATAAATTGCCGGGAGAAGGTCTTTTATTGTAGCTCCCATATTTAACCCTTTCTTTGTTTTTGCTTATAAATGCGCCACGTGTCACATACGACCGCCATTGCTGGGGGTCTTTCGGCTTTTGGCTTACTAACTGTTTCCGCGGCAATTCAATCTTTTTCACCGCCAAAAAAGCGGGAAGGGAAATAAACCCCTTTATCCCCCTGCGCTGGACGTGCGCACTTATGCGGCGCGCCTTCTGGCTGTGGGGGTAGAGCGGCACGGAACCCAATGTTGTTGTTGGAGTTCGACCGCGGGTTATTCAAGTTGAGCGCGGGCAGCCCGGCATTCGTGGTGTTGTTGAAATTGCCCCCGCGGAACGGCAAACGCGGCAAATATAGCGGTTTATTCCCCAAAACTTTTAAGCTACTTAAACGCTTTCATGTAACCCCCGATCATGCGCCCGATTTCATCAAGAAGCTTGGCCCAATATTCGTATTTCTTTAAAGGCAGGCAGGGCTTTTGATTCGGGTACAGTCTTTTGTCGGCGGCCATTCGTATTAAGTGCCGTAAAATATCAATCTCCACATCCATTTCCTGCAAGGTGTTCTTTTTGTAATACTTCTTTTCAACCGTTACCGATAATTCAAATAGGCGGTACATTGACCGCCTAATATCACTTGCAAGTATGAATTTTTCTTGTTTCGGAAACTGCAATAAAGCCGGGCTTCCATATAAGATCATTTCATAGATTTTTTCTTTAATCTTAAAACCTTCCATGTAAGCCCCCTATACATCATCTTTTTAAGGTTAAGGGCGGCCTATCAGCCGCCCAATCAGTTATTCAGTCGTTCAGTTTACAGGGTTTCATAAAAAGCGGCACGGAACCCAATGCCGTCGTTGGAGCCCGACCGCGGGTTAATCAAGTAGAGCGCGGGCAGCCCGGCACCCGCGGTGTTGCTGAAATTGCCCCCGCGGAACGGCAAACGCTCCGCTTCATGGTTTCTTATATAAACAGTACCGTTTCCATAGGTAACCCCAGTTATTGGCGCAAGTCCAAGGCCATAAAGAAGTTGCGGGATGTTTACGCCGCTTGCCGCGGCAATACCGCTAAATGCCTGGTAAAAATATCCCTCTCCGCTTGTGGGATATTGAATTGTTGTATTTATCCTAACGCCAGCACTTGCGGAAGCCCCGTCCAGTTTCAGGGTGCCCGCTGTGGCTGGGTTTACTAATGTTCCGTCCGGCATAATCGCTTTCCATTCGGTGGAGGATGCCCCCATATTGCAATCAGCCTTCATACAATTGCCGTTCGGTATGATCTGTATTTCACCATTGACCAGGCGCAACCCGGCAACCCATTCCCAAACATTGCCCACTAGGTCCGCTATGCCGTCTTTGGTAAAATCGTGATACCAGGAAGCCGGGCCGCTCCCGGTGGCAGTTCTCCGGGTTTTCCCGTCGCCGGGATTGATATAAGCCGGGATGCCTTTTTTATGGGCTGCATTGTATTCAGCCCCATAATTGGTATTTCCTCCAGGGACCGTATTGTTGGCATAGCACCAGCCCATAATTGCAGCCCATAAAGCATTAGATTGCAAATGCCATCCAGCCCCTTTTGCACGGCAGGCGGCCAGGGCTGTATCAAAATCAATATATACCTTGGGGTCTTTCATGGCCCAAGAATAGGCCCTACCATTTATTACAATGTTTTGAAATTTGCTTTGGTAAAGCTTGTTTTTCTCCACGCCGTCCACGATAAATGCGGGCAGGGTGTCCCCTGTCAATGTTGACTTAATGTCCGAATATAAGAGCTTGGGGATAGCAACCATAATAGAAGGCATGCCAAGATCGTCAAGTAATACCGTTGCGGCCCCGGAAAGGCTTTCAACTGCAAATTTCATATCATCAAAATTATTCATGTAATTATCCCTCCAGTCTCCAAAGTGTTAATGTGCATTTGCTCATGTCAAAAGGCAGCGGTATAGGTACTTCCTTCGGGTTTCCTTGTTCGTCTACACCATCAGCAATGTAATCATACTCACGGGCCGGAATATCAATTTGCGCCACATAGTCCGTGGTAATGTCCGGCACAACTCCGGTTGTCAGGCAACCATTATTATCCTTGCAAATATCAATGTGCATGGCGTAATCCCGCTCCCGCGCCTCCAGGTTCAGGGTTAATTCATCGTTGAAATCAATCCGGTTTTCATTGATTTCATAAGGGATTTTCTGACCTTCGTTTTTTTCAACAATTATCATCTTCTTTTACCCTCCATTTTCCTTAATTCTTTAAACGCCTCTTGCTGGCGGGCGGCAATGCATTCCGCGGCGTCCCGGTCGCACCTGGTAACATTGGTCCCGCCCTGGCCCTTTCTAAAGGCATGAAGCACATAGGCTTCCTGTGCCCGCCGTTCATCCGTTTTAATGATTACGTTTGCCATTAGTTATAAAATCCTCCCCTCACGACGTATTTCACGGGCACACTGGCCGCGCTGCCTGTATGGGCTATCTTGAACCCGTTTAACTGTTTGTCGTAAACCTTTACCCGGCCCACGTTGGCCGCGTTGCCAATGTCAATTTCAACGGTATAGTCCGCCTTGTCCCGCCTGGTTGCCAGGTCGATAGTCTTTTCTGAATTATTAAAGGGGTATTCCTGGCTGTTGGTCAGGGTTGTTTCCCCTTGTTCTCCGTTCAGGTTTTTTAAATCCCTTTCGTGAAAAAGGATTACCCTGGCATTTTCGGCGGCCAGTTCATGGGCGGCCAGCACGCCTTCTTCAAGGTTATTAAAATTGGTCTTGTTCTGCGGGGTGCCTTGCTGTAATATTTCGCCCTCAACCGGTATATGGTTTTCAGTGCCATCCGGGTTTTGTGTGACCGTATAGCGGTTTTCATATTCCGTTACGTGGTTTTGCCAATAGGTTCTGTTGTAAGACAATTATTCCACCTCCCTAAAATCGAAAGCAAAGCGGTATAACGCCCCGTCCTGCACGCTTTCAATTTCAATATTTTCTGTTTTGGCGGCCCATAGTTCATTGTCGGTGTCATAAAGCTGCACTTCGGTAATAAACACCGTTGACGGGGCGTTTGGCTCAATTTCAAAAAACACCGCAACTTTTCCGTCTGGAAGTCGTTCGCGGCGGTGAATCGGAACCTGGTAATAAGTGCTTCCGATTTTGTATTTTGCATAAGCCGTGTTCCGCTCAATGAACTTTTTAAAACTCTCAATCGCTTTTTCTGTCAGCATGGATTCACCTTCCTTTCTTTATTTGCAACGGGAGGTTCCGCAATACTTGGCTGTATATCCGTACCCCTCCGCCGTTACCGTTTGAACAATGTTGCTGGTTTCAACCCCTGCGGCATCCGCCCGCTGGGGTTCTTCCCCGGCATTGTATTTCCCTGTCAATCCTGCGGTATATGGAAAACCTGCGGCTTCTATTTCTGTGTTGATTTCGTCGCCAGCCAATACGCCAATAACTGCCCGCTGTGGTTCTGTGCCCGCGGCCCTGGCCCTGTAATTGAATCCTCCAGCCTCCAGGTCTACCGTGACGCCATCGGCCCCCAGCGCGCCCACAATTGCCCGCTGTGGTTCGGTCCCGGCATTGTATATTCCCGTCAGTCCGGCCCGATAGGGAAAGGCCCGGCCCTCCGCCGACGTTTCAATTATTACCGTGGTTTGATAAACCAGGCTTTCCAGTTTTGAAGTCAGCCGTTTATAAAAATTAATTTCTTTCGCCAGCCGGGAATAGGACGCGGCAACCCTCGAACGTGTTACATCCAGAACTACCCGGAAATAATGAGGGTCGCCGCCATATTGAAACCATTCTTCAATGTATGTTCCGGGATGCAAGGCCCCCAGCGCGGTTTCAATCGCGAATTTTGTTCCTAGCCGCTTATGCACCTTTACGCTGCTTTTGATAACGGCCCGCTTTGCATTTACCGGGTCGCTGTAGCTGTACCAATCAACATGCAGGTCATAAGCTAAAATATCTAAAATGCTTTCGTCAAGTTCATCAATGCGGGCGTAAATCGTGGCAAGCCGTGAATCTACGGTGTTTTTCTGCAACTCCGCGGCAATTACATTTGCCAGAGCCAGCATGGTTTCATCTTGTTTCAGGCGGGGCGGCAAGGCTCTGGTAAGGTCGATGGTCCAAATATCATTCATCTTCCGTCCCTCCGCTTATAATCGCCTCCTGATTCAAAACGGCCACTTCATTTTTAGCAATTGCGGTATATGCCGGGCTTCTAATTTCAGCCCGTTTAATCCCTGTTTTCATGAGCAAATAATTAAGATAGGACGGGTTAATATCCCGTCCCATCTTCTCTGTTTGCCATTTCTTATATTCGGTTACCGCCTTCGCAACGTCCGCCGCTATCACCGCCGCGCTGTTCGCGCTGAGCAGGGGAATGTAATAGGTTAAGTCAATATCAAAGGGCACGGTGTCCGGGACTGCCACGTTCACACTGTCAGTCATGGGCCGCGTTCTGTCCGCGCTTAATATTGCCTGAACCTTATTTATGATTTCCTCTGTGGGCAACTCTCCGTTTATGCACAATACCCGAATATCAGCAATACCCGGCGTGGTACAATCCGCTGAAACATCGGTAATCTCATTAGAGGCGGTTTTAGCGTAATAAATATACGCCCCGGAAGGTCCCGCCGTTGAAAAACTCTCCATACTTTCCCGTATGCGCTCATAAAATGCCGCGTCTGTTTCTTCCTCGGCTCCGCCTGCGCTGGTGGTGATGTTTTCCACCTTGTCATAAAAGGGATAAACGTCCACGATCTGCGTTATCTGGCCGGGGATAAAATCATTACCAACCGTCCCCGCGGTTTGGCATACCGCCGGAATATCAATATATAGGCTCCCGGCTGGTATATACATACCCTGTGTAGTCTCAAAGGTTATTTCTCCGTCTACCGTTATCCGGGTTCCGGCTGGTATAAGGGTCTGGCCCGCTTGCGGTGCGGTTATATAGCAACGGAAGGTTGTTTGCGCCGCAGTTGCTTCAAGTCTGTAGGTGTCTTTGAATATTTCCGCCAGCGAATCCAAATATTCACCCTCCGCATAGCGCGGAACGTTGCGTTTGGCGGATTCATTAATTAAAACCCGCTCCTGGATAATAATATCTGCGGCCCACAAAATGAAAAGCCTTGCCGGGTCTGCCGGGTATAGTGTCCGGCCTGTAAACAGTTCATAAGCCTGAATCAAGGCATTTGTAATTGTTTCCGTGTTAGTATCGACAAAACTTATATCTGGATAACTTCTAGTGTCAGCCATCTTCTTTTACCTCCAGTTCCACAATCGGTACAAGCCTGCCTTCTTTGCCATCCTGTTCAAAAGTGATGCTTTTGATTTCTGCCCGCGGTTCATACTCTTCTATGGCGTCCATGATTTCCGCAACTGCAATAGCTTTTGCGGTTGTAATGGGTTTATCAAGAAACTGCTGGGTAAGCCCAAAGCCGCGGGCAAGGGGAACTGAATATTTTGGGGTTGAAATAATCATTGCCACATTCTGCATAACCTCTTCAAGTTTGGTGGCCGGGGCAAGGTTGATTGCTTCCAGCGTTCCCGCTGTTACTGTATATGACATGGCCTTACCTCCCCGCATACGCCTTTAATGTTATGTCCACCTTGGCAGCCAGCAAATTGCCTTTATTATCGAACCGTTGAAGGTTTTTTGATGTTTTTGTTATTACCCATTTATTAGTTCCATAGGCTTTAGGGCCGATAACAAGCCGCATTACTCGGCCCTGGCGTTCCGCATTTAGAAGCTTTATTAATTCCTGCAAAGGGTCAACCCCTAAAAACACAGAAAACAGGACGCTAAAAGTAATGGTGTCTGCGTCCAGTCCCGTATATTCCAGCAAAGTATCTTTTAAATGCCGGTCATGCTCGGCATATTTTACGGAACTTTCCCACACCAGCCCGTCAAATGTTTTTACCTGCCTGCGGGATACCGAAAATACAATATCCGTGCCCAGTGTACCGATAACCGCCATATATTAGATACCCCCAATCACAAACCCGTCACCGCCGCCTATTGGCAGGAAAATGCAAAGCACCATCTGCCCGATATACGGCAGCCACGGGTATATTGTTTCTTTATGCTTATGCGCTTTGGTTTCCAGCACCCCTGTTTTAGCGCAACTTGAACCCGGTTCAGATATTGAATTAACCTTGTTGTAATCAATTGCTTTGGTCAGGGTTATTTCATCCGGGGCCGCTTTCGTATAAGTTATGGAACCTCCAGAAAGGCCCCGGTCTGCACTGGCATATTTGGCGGTGCTGTCCCACTTGTCGCCGTCAACCTCTTTTTCAATGACGATCAAGGGGTGATTTTGCAGTACCTTTAATTCCCCGGAAACCAGGTTGTTTTTATCCGTAAAGCGGACGCGGGCCGTTCTTTTTTCCACATTCACGGAATCAACCACGCCGATACGGACAATGTTTTTTAATGCTGTAATTTCGTCGCCCATCAATAACCCTCCAGAACCCGGCGTAATTTTAGGGAAACGTTATACCCTCCCGTTAATTGGTGGGTCGCCGTTTCAATAATGTACTTGCCGTCAAACATGCCATAGCCGGAAACCATAACCGTTACCCCGGCCACTAAATCCAAATCGCCCACCAGGGTAAATTCCGCCGTGAATTCCGCCTTATTTTTTTGGCGCAACCTTTTCATGGCAAGCTGGCGGGCCTCTTCTTTGCTGGTTACTTTTTCATTAACCTCTAATACCTGGCCGTTGCCCTCGGCATTCTCCGGTTTGTAGGTATATTCTATGGTTTCGCTTGTCGCCGGGTCGGTATAAGTTACATGGCACGAACTATAAGCGGTATCATTGAATTTAGTTCCAAACCGGTAGCTTAAAACGTCGGAACTTCCTTTGATAATGCTTCTTACGGCGTCTTTCTGCTCATAGGCCGCGGCGTCAAACAAAACAATAATCCTAGCGGTGGCCTTTAAGGATATTCCGGCATTTTTGCAAAGCCGCTGTAAAAAAACAATATCTGATTCCTGCACCTGTTCAACCCGGCTATAAAGCGGGTCATAATCGGATTCAAACATGCATTTCAAGCCGGAAGCCGCGGCAATTTCGTTTGCAATGGCTGAAAGCTTTATTTTTTCCCATGCTTTGCTTTTCTTTTGCGTCCTGACGCTTGATTTATAAGGGATAGAAGTCCCCTTGATGGTTATTTTAGTGGGCGGGCCGCTTGCGTCCAATCCATCTACTTCAAAGGTCCCGCAATCAAGCACCTTGTCTTTCCCGTCACTAAACCAATTTCTTTGAATAATTACCGCCGATATTTCCGCGCCCTTTATGCCGCCGCTGTCGGTCATGGTTTCCGGCTTTGCTTGGGCCTTTGTTACCTGGCTTTCAGCAAACCAGCCCTTTTGATCGACGTGAATAGGGTAGGGAACTCCGTCCTTTAGGTTTAAATAGGTTATTTTCCCCTGGTAATTGGTTAACATTTTTCCGGGCTTGCCGCCGTAGCTGGTATACTGCGGTTGCCCAGTTACCGTTACTTCATCACCTATGGTCCAGCCCCCGCTTGTTCCGCTGTCTGCGGCGGCGGGGGTGTCTGTTTGGGCGGATGTGTTAAGCCACTGGCCTAACCAAATGTTTTCCCGATCATCAAGGGAAATCTGTAAATCATCGGTTTTATCCTCTTCATTGTCCGTATAGGTCATTGTGAGCAGATACTTGTTTATGTCGGCTGAAATATCGACGCCCTCAAATACCAGTTGTATTTCCGTGCGCCGGGCTAAATCTTTGCTGCTCATAGGTTCACCCGCTTCCAGGGCGGCAAGCTGGTTGATACTTCCGCCGCAACGTCTGGAATTTCCAAAACAATGCCCGCGGGGAAAATGTAAATATGGCAATATTGCAGGTTGTTTTTAATCAGGGCGTCAGTATACGCCTCGCTTCCCATGGCTTTGTAAGCCACGGTGTCCCACATATCGCCTGCAATGGTGGTGTAGGTTTTACTCATATTTCCCCCGCCTTTCATTCTCTTTTTCCCGCCGTATGCGCTCCATAATGGCATTTATCAGTCCTTGGTTGTTTCTTTCCAGCTTTTCTTCCAAATCCTCCGGCTTATTGCCGTCAATATGAATTACTGGTTGGTTACGCACTTCAACGCTTATTGCTCTGCGGCTGGAATCCGCGGCCTGTACTTTGACCGGCTCCACAGTTTGCGCGGGGACGCCTGCATAAGCATAGGCAAATTGCAGGGGTGGAATCACTGGCGGTAATATAGTGGCCGCCTTTTCTTTTACTTTGGCTATGGTGTTGAAAATATTTTTTGTTTGCAGGGCGTTAAAAACGGTTCTGTTTTTTGCATTGGTAATTAGCTCCGCGCCGCGTTCGCCCGCTATAAAGGTTTCCGGGGTTTTGTTTGTACCTTTGGCAAAGGCCGGTATCTCTGGTATTGATAATGATTTTCCGCCAACTCCGGGAACCCAATCAGGAATTTGAATTTTATTCACACCCCGGATAAAGGTGTTTAAGCCTGCAATAATGAAATTCAGCGGTGCCTTGATAATAGCTTTAATAGCTTCCCAAACCCCGCTGAAAATGCTTTTAACGCCTTCCCATACGCGCTGCCAGTCCCCGGTAAAGATGCCTGCAAATATATCCACAATGCCCTTAATTACCTGTAACGCGCCCCCTATAATGCCCACTATGGTATTAAGTGTTGTACTAATAATGTCGCCTATGGTTGGCCCGATGAACTGTATCACTTGCAGAATCAGGCCCGCAACCGTTGATATGACCGTCCAAATCCCCTGAATAATACTCATAATGGTTGGTGCCCATTCAGCAAACTTTTGTGCTATCAGGGGAAGAACCGTACCAACAATAAAATCAAAAACGCCCTGGATTATGGGCGTTACATTGGTGTCAATAAATCTTATGAACTGCAATAATAAATTTCCGATTCCGCCGAATACCGTTACAAATCCATTAAAGAAGTTTGCTAGGGCGGGATTGTCGCCAAAGGTTTTATTTATAAAGTCCCGGATGCCCTGGATTCCTTCACCACTGAAAACCCCTTTAACTGCATTGCCAACCTTGGTTACGACCGCTATAAACTTATCAAAAGCTTCCAGTCCGGCATCCCCGAACACCCTTTGTATAAAGCCCCTGATTTCATCCAGCTTGTTTCTAAATATCTGCACTGCGGCAATGATAAGGGTAATCACGCCGACAATGGGAAATAGCTTCCCAAATATGCCGCCAAATCCCCCGAAAAAGAACCCAGCCAGTTTGCCAAGCGGGGAAAACGCCGTTAAAAGCAGGTTGGTTATTGGGGCCAGGAATATTTTAATCCTGCCAAACTGCCCGCCGATAACAGCCCACATTTTCCCCAATGGTCCGGCAATAACGGCCCTGCCAATTCCAGAAAATATATTGATTGCCTTGCCGCTAATCCCTGTAAATACACTGATTGCTTTGCCTTGGACTATAAGGAGTGCGTTAAACATGCCGCCTTTCACAGCTGCCGTTATTCTGCCGATCTGGTTGCCAATTTTAGTTCCTCCCAATAGGCTGCCAAACGCCCCATGTAAAGAACTAAAATACGCCTTTATACCCGAACCGCTTTGCGTCATGAACGATTTTAAACCACTCCCGGTCTTGGTAAGCTTTGCGCCTAATCCGACCGATTCAGCCCCAGCAAGTACGGCTTTCCCCCTGAATATTTCAATAACTTTACTAGCCGCATAACCCGCGCCTTTTATTTCATGGAAAACTAATTTTGCACCCAGTCCGGCAATCTTAAACCCGATCAATCCCGCCGTTATTTTGGCAATGGTTCTGATTAATTCCGGGTTCTTTTCAACAAAGTCCGCTAGTTTTGTGACCAATTCGGACAACTTTTCCGCTGAATCCCCAACGCTGGGCATAAGTGCGTCGCCTAAAGCCCGGCTTAGTTTTTCGATAGAATTCTTGGCAAGCTGTATTTTATTTTCCGTGGTACCTGCACGGGTGGCGTACTCTTGTTCCATACTCCCGGCGTAAAGGGTAGCGTCGCCCACCATATTCCAATGTTTTGCCAATAGGTCCGTTTTGGTTAGTAGCGGGGCAATGGCCGCAACGCTTTCTTCTCCAAAGAAGTCTTTTAGGGCGGCGGCTTGTTCGGCCTGGGGCAGTTTCTTCACCGCTTCCATGAAGTCCAGAATTGCCCCTTTTGCATCCTTCTGCATGCGCTGTGCAAGTTCTGTGGCCGAAAATCCCAACTTGTCTAATACTTCTGTTTGCCGTTTGGTTGCTGCCGCCCCTGCGGTCATGGTGGTAATAACCTTTTTTATACCGGTGGCGGCCACATCTTCCTGAACGCCCACGGCAACCAGCGTTGCACCCAATCCGGCTATTTCGCCGCTGGCTAATCCCGCAACCTCTCCCAAAGGCCCGATCTTGGTTACAATTTCGGAAATCTGCCGGGCGTTAGCCGCTGAATTGTTGCCAAGATAATTGATTTTATCGGCTAACGCCACAACCTCCGGCTGGGTCATACCGAAGGAGGTACGCCATTTTGCCAGCCAATCCCCGGCCTGGTCTGCGGTGGTGTCAAAGGCAATGCCCATTTTGGCCGCGTCCGTGGTAAACTTTCCAATCTCTTTACGGGCAATCCCCGCTTGACCAGCAGCCGCCGCGATCTTGGCTAGTTCCTCCGTCGTATACGGAATTTGCGTTGAAAGGTCGCTTATTTCCTTGCGCAAGGCGTAATAGTCGGCGGTTAATTTACCCGTAGTGCTATCCTTTAGCCCTTCAACAACCTTTGCCACGTCCGCCATGGAGCTTTCAAATTTTATCGCGCTTTTAACCGGCCCAGCATATATAGCCACTCCAATTGCGCCAAGAACGCCAAGGGTTGCCATAAGCTGGCCTTTTGTCTGCGTAATAACTTCCGCGTTTTTCTGCTGGGCAACATTGATTGCCGCTATTCTTTCCTGGCTGGCCTTTACCGATTCATAGCTTTTTCCAAGCCGTTTATTGGCAGCCTCCAGGTTGTTAGTATCCACGCCCGCGGCCTTTAGCTCATTCCCTAAAGCTTCCAGGCGGGTTTCCTGCTCTTTGATTTTGGCAGTGGTTTTTTCTATCTGGCTGGCGTTCTGCTCAAATTTCTTTTTCAGGGCTTCGCTGGGCTGCTCGGTCTGCTTCATTTCCTGCTGTAATTTATCGTGAGCAGTTTTTAATTCTTCCAGCTTTAGGCGGTTTTTTTCAGCAGCGTTGCTTTGCTTTAGATAGCCGTCAATTTTACCCTGAACAGAATTTAATTGCGAAAGGGTATTCTGTAACTGTTTTGTGGTCTGCGCGGCCTTTTGAAAGTTGCGGTTGAAGTCGTTTCCTAAAACCGCCTTTAACCTAAAAAGCAGTTCATATTCTTTACCAGCCAAATTCTCACCCCCTATTCCTTTGTTTTTCCTCTTCCGCTGCCGCGGCGTTTATATCTTTAATCCATGCCGTAAACTCCGGCAGGGTCATTTCAACCCAGTATGATATTGGGGTATAGGTCGCACGTGCCAATTTGTAGGATTCCTGCCGCCAATATCTCCCTGGGTTTAATAACCCGTACTTATTAAAAAATCGCGCGCCGCGTTTTTAATCCTGCTAAAATCGCCTATGGGCATGCCCTCCAGGGCGTCACTGCCGATTCCTGCCGCTCTTGCGGCCATACGGCAAAGGAAGCCGGATGATATTTCCGGGGCCAGGGCATATTCATTCATGGCCTGCATTTCGTTTTCAATGGCGATCATGTCACGCCCGGTCAACCGGTCCCAATAGAAATTTAGGGTTTCATATTTCTTGCCCTCAAATTCAAAGGGTTTCTTGAAGGTGTGGACATAGGTCCCCTTGGTTTCCTGTTTTACGGGTTGCTTTACTTCCTCCAGGGCCGCCGCCTGGGTGCCTTTATCTTCGTTCATGTTCTTACCTCCTGTTTTGGTGCAAAATAAAGCAGCGGGGCTTTCTCCGCTGTCTGTATTTGCTTATTTGGTTGTGGTTTACGGTTATTATCTTCCCAAGGCTTTCCTTACGTTAGCAAGATAATCTGTGCCGTTCACCATGTAAATGAAATTGAGTATATCAATTTCAAGCACCTTCTGGCCGTCAATGAAAGTGGCAAAATAGGTTACGGCATATTCTCCGCTGGCCTCCGCTGGAGTGGCCGGGGATACTTTGCCGGGATTCAGTTTCTTGGGCTGGACAACTAAAATGTGCTTTACAGGGGTAACCGTAATGGTTCCCGCCACAGTATCCTTGCCCTGCTGGGCAACCCTTAAATCAATTTGATGGTCGCGCGGTTCCAAAAGGGCTATGGCCTCTTTGGTCACAGTGCGGAAATTCAAGGTCAGGGTCATGGCCTCCAGGTGCCCTAAAATAACCGCCTCCAAGGTGCCTGAGATACCGGCCCCTTTAACCTCTTCCGTCATGCTGGAAATCTCCGGCAGGGTAGCTTCTGCCATGCCGTAATATTCGGTGCTGTTTTCAAAAACCGCAAAATTGATAACTGACTGGTCAACTTTTGCCATTGTCTTTACCTCCTTACGCCGCTAATGCCGCGGTCACATAATCCGCGTCATATTCCAGCACAAATTCAAGTTCTTTCGCCGGGCTGGGCGGGGTCAGGAAAATATGAAATACAGCCTTGCCGCTCATAAGGTTTGTTAGGCTGTTATCTTCTTCCCTGAACTCAATCCTGCCGCCAAGGATCTTTTCTTCTGAACTTAACCCATTCAGCCAGATATTCACGCTATCCACGATATTATCAATCAGGCGGCGGTTTAGCTTGCCGTCCAATTTGCTCCAATACGTCAAAATCAAGCTATTGGATACCCAGCCGAATGTTCTGGATATGCAATAAAAATAATCTTTTACATCGGTATTGGCCGGGAAGCAGGCGGATTCATTACCCCACAGCACAAAGCCGCCAATAAAATTTAAGGCGGTAATAATGCCCTGGGCGTTCAGGCTGGTTGCCTGGGTGGGGTCAAGGTTTACTTCCGTAATTGTTCCGCCTTCGGTAACCGTTACCGCGCTGTCGATCTGCAACCCTTTATTGGAGGCGGATTCAGAAGGGCAATCCCCGTTGTTGGAATCGGTTTTTGCCATAATGCCCGCAAGGTGCGTGGATAGATGGAAAACCTTATCGCCCAATTTAACTTTCGGCCAGCATAAAAGCTGAAATTTGGAATTAATATTGTTACTTGATTTCCAGGCGTTTACGTCGGTGTAATAGGTTACCGTTGAAGAATCGGCGTCAATCAGGGCTTTGCCTTCAAAAATGCTGTTGATGTTCTCGGCTTTCGCTGCCATGATTGCGGCAACTTCGGATTCATGGGAAAAGGCCGGGGCTAACAATAGATCGGGGACAATGCCAAATTTCGGGAATACCGAATCTATTAATTCAAACCCTGAACTTTTCTTGGTTTCTGTATTAAACCCTCCTATAATCTCAGTTTTGGTAACCAGCGACGGTTTTACTTTGTTGTAAGCCACATTTAAAGTGGTCAGCCCCGTTGTCCAAACGGTTGAAGTTGATTTTCTTTCAATAACTAATTTCCCGGCATCGTCGCGGAAGGTCACATAATCAGTATCTTTTACCATGGCGGTTCCTGCTGATGTTGGTTTTATTACAAGGGCCGCGCTGTCTATGGCTTCCGCTGGTAATTTTACCTGTCCTTCAACAATGTTAATGTCAGCGGCGGCAACGGCTTCTTTGTGGGTTGCCGGGTCAAGCACATTAACAAATACCACAGGTCCCATTCCGTACAATCTGAAATGCGAATACATAACCTCACACAAAGTAAAACTGCCCCAATCGTCACTATACCCCAGCGCGGCGGCGGCTTCCGCGTAGTTATAGGCCAATACCGCTTCATTTACTTTCCCGCTTGTAATGTGAACCGGGGCAGTACCCACAACAAAGGGTATTCCGCACCCGGCAACAACAGGGGTTGATACCGACGTCGCAACCTGTCTTGCGCTTACTCCATGTTCGTAACTCATTTATCATTCCTCCCTTTTACTTTTTGGCCGCGGCAACAACATCTTTGTAGCATTTATTAATGTAATTGCCGGGCGTTGATGCTTTTACGCGCTGTTCTGCCAGTTCCTCCACAGGAATAATAAGGTCATTAACCAACGGGTAAATCTCCAGCACATCCGCAAGATGCGCTGTTACTTCCTCGCGGCTCCCGCTGAAAATGGCATTTCCTTTTAGCCTGCCGTTGGGTAATGTTGGGCCGATGTAAACAAAACATTTACTGGCCTTCTGGTTTTCGCCCTCTCTGGCAACCTGGTTGCTTGCTGTTGTGTTTTTATCTTCCTGGGGATTAATCGTATCCGCCTTTTTTTGCGCGGCTCCTGCGGCCTCCTGGGTCACTCCTACGTCGGTCTGCGCGGGGTCATTGTCCTTCTTTAGTACCATAAGTTTTCAACCTCTCTTTCAATTGTGGGTAATTCCCATCTTGTAATCATTTCCCCTAAAAAATAAGGGTAAGTGCTATCCGGGTAAACAATGTATTCTACGGGCTGTTTCAATAGAAACTGATCGCCAATCACCCCAGCTTTAAGCAGGGCAATCCTTATCCTAGTGATAACGTTCAAAACGTTTATCGCGCCTGTTTCCCCGTCCTCGGAATAGGTTGCAACCACAATCCGCACTATGCAATCACTTTCCGGGTCTTGCTGCTGCTCCTGGGAATCCTGGCCGGATATGAATTGCAACAAAATATAAGGGATAAGCTTGGTTTCCCCTTCCTTGTTGGGTAGGCGCATCCGGTAAACGTTTGCTGGCCGTTCCTGTGGTTCTTCCTCCGCCTTTCCCCGGACGCTAAGAAGCAAGTCCCGTGTCTGCTCTTCAATGAATTCTTTCAGTCTGTCCAATAATGTTACCGGTGTCATGCTTCTAACCTCCGTAACCGTTTAAAATCCTGGTTATTTCGTGTTCAATCCGTTTATCAATGGTTTCCTGGGCCGCCTTTTCAATTTCCTGCTGCACTTCAATATTATTCAGCATGCCAGCAGGGGAGGGGCCATATAGCTCTTCAATGGGCAATCGTCTTGTATTCGGGGTGGCCCGTTCAAAAACGCCCACATGTCCGCTTTGCATCTTGGCAACAAAGGCATGTTTTAGGCGTTCCCCGCCCGTTTCTCTCAGCACGGCCACGGATACAGTTTGCTTTTGCGGTTCTTTGGGGCTGACTTGGAATTTTATCAGCGGTATCCTTGTACCGGCAAAGGCAATTTCACCTATCAGGCTGCTTTGGCTGGCCTTTTTCTCGGTGATGTTGGTTTCACTTTTGAAATCCTTTTGCAGAATGCGGTATGTTTTATTTACCGATTTTCCCGATTGCGTCCGCACCGTCTGCAATCCCCGATTGATCGCATTATAAAAAGCCTTTTTAGCCCCGTTGGGCACGCCGTTTAAAATCAGGTTTACCCGCTCCATTTGTTCATTGGTAATTTCGATCATTCGTCTATCATCTCCAGGTAAAGCAGGATTTCCCCGGATTCATCTTCCACCTTTACGATGTTGAATAAATCCCGGTTTTCCCCGATCTCAATGTTGTGTCCCTTGCGCGGCACAAGCGGCAAATCGGCTTTCGCAATGTATACAACCAGGTCAATAAGAAATATACCGTCCGCATTATCTCCAGACGGTATATTCCTGTCTTTGGCCCCCGAATAATCCAGGATTGCCGGTATGTTGTAAACCGCGCTGTCATACTGCACCCGCGTTATTTCTGCAAACTCCGCGGTATTATGAAAAACATCCCTAATATCGCTTCTTACAACGTCTTTGAAGTTCATTTTAAAGCACTTTCGCGATAAACCAGCTATCAACCTCATGCGGAATTGGTAGCGGTCGGCTGTTTAATTGTAGGAAGCGGCGGGACGGTCTGCGCTCAATCCATGTTTCCGGGACCATCTGTCCTTCAATGGTAACAAAGTTTTCCGTTTGGGGGTCCAGTATGGTAACGGCTCCATAGCACATAGAATATTCTGCCGCTGTTGACATAAGCGCAAGGGTCTTTTCGGGAACTAGTGGCTTCTGTTCCGGGATGTCCGGGTTTGTCCAGTTGTCAAGATACCATTCGTTATAGGTATAAATATCCAGTCCTAGTTTATTGATTGTTCCAATGTAGGTTACACCATTCGGCAATTCCCTTGGCTTAATAACCGCAAGTTCGTATGCCTTAACATCAAGTAATTTCATAACTTTTTCGTGATTTGTGAAGGCATTAGCCACATCACTTGACATAACACATATATTGCAGTTTACAAAGCCGTTCTTTTGCACAGTTTCACGCCAACGCTCCAAATCGCCTATCGGGTCAGATGTGGCCGCGCTCCATTTTTTCGCCGCCGTCGTGATCTCTTCCTTATTTGTAAACGAAAAGTCAATTTCTTCGTTTACGCCCTCGCCTATAATTGGAATCTTCCCTATAAATATTGCCTGGGCGCACATCCATTCTTCACGGCGAATAATCTTTTCTTTTAGTTCAATAAAATCTGTCGCCAGTTTTTCAACGGCTCTTTCTGCCGGGGTTCTGCCGCTATATAAATTTTCACCTGGGCTTCTGGCCAAAAGATCATCAACAGTTGTAATTTTGTTTGGCGCAACTAGAACCGGGGTATATGTTTTGGTTTGATACCCGCTATTTGCAATTGTCTTTCCGCCAATTCTCGGGTTTACGAACGGGGCTAGTTCTCTATTTCCTTTTTTCATGTCTACATCAACGCTTTTTGTCGGGAATGTAAGGGGGTTTATAAAAAACGTTGTGCGGAAAAATGTACGCACCGGGGGCATACGCAGGACAATTTTCCCCATTGTACGGGGTTCATAAATACTTACTTCATTTGCCATTATTTATCTCTCCTTCACTTATTACTTTAAGAAAACGCCCAAATTGCGGAACGCTGGTTTTAACAGCGCGGCAGTGACGTTCTCTTCTAAATTAAGCGCGGCGGCGAAAAACTCACCAGTTACATAAACCACTACTTCCCCGCCGCTGGAAGTTTCCGCGGCGATTCCATAAAGGCCCTCCGCCGTATTCTCAGCCGCGGTTTTAGCAGGTTCCGGGTCGGTTATGGGCACATATTCAGTGGTGGTTGCAATGCTTGCGTCACCCTCCGTTCCTGGGATAACGGTCGGCATTGTGCCTGTTCCGGCAACCTTTTGGGTAAAGGTTATGGTTGCCCCAGTGTTTGCTACGTTAAACGCCGTTTCATTGGCTTCCACTGCCGTTTTCAGACTGGCGGCGGCCACTGCCGCTGTGCCTGCGTTATATTGGTTCCCGGTGGCCCCGGAAGCAACACAGGTATAGGTTGTACCGTTAATTATTATGGTGTCCCCAGCCTCCTGGGCCTGCGCTATGGTCAAGGTGTATACCGCCGCTATTGCCGCCGCATAGTCCCTTGCTGCGCTTGCGGCAACATAGGGCACAATATTAGCCAGTCCATTAACCAATTTTACAGGGGCGTATTTTTCAATGGTTACGCCCTGGGCTACGCTTAAAACTTCTTTTGCAATGGGAAATTCCCCGGCAATAAAATTGTCCGGGGTGTATGTCGCTGTATTAATTTCAAACATTCCTTATTCCTCCTTCTTATTTCTTTTCCGGGTACAGTTTGTCAATTGCCGCGTCAAACGGGTTTTCCTCGTTACCTTTGGTTCCCGGCTGGCCTCCAGTGCCTACACCGTTAATGTTGCTTGCGTCAATGTCGGTTTGCCTGTTGTCCAGGTATTTCACACCCATTTCCTTTTGCTTCGCAACGATCTTCATTGCAACATCGGCAGCGGCAATGGGCTTGTCAAATTTGGCTTCCTTTACGATCTCTTCAAACCCGCCAATTGCCAAATCCTCAATGTTTTTAATGCGGTTGCGTTCCTGGGTTGCGGCGGCCTCTTCAATCTGGCTGACTAAGGCCGGGTATGCCGCTTTTAATTCGTCAACTGTCTTGATTTCCACGGTCTTTTCACTCTCCTTTTTTTGATTGTTTTTATTTAAACCGCCGCCCGTATCCGCGTGGTGGTTTAACAAAGTTTGCGGGATATTCTTATATTTGGCTAGGTCAAGGGAAACGGAATTAACGACAATCCTTGAAGCATTTTGAATTTCCGTTTCCACTTCTGCGAACATAACAATGTCGCAAAATCCGCTGTCAACCGCTTCCTGCCCGGTGTACCAGGTTTCAGCGGCCATAAGGTCCGCTATTTCCTGCGGGTCCTTTTGGGTTTTCAGGGCGTAACCGTTAACAATGGCCTGTTTTATTACCTTTAATTCATCGGACAACTTTACAAATTCTTCCGCTGAATAGTAGCCTAAAACCCCCATTTTCGGGTCATGCACCATGAAAACGCCGTTGGCCGGGATTTCAATTACATCCCCCGCCATGGCAACTATGGTTGCGGCGGAAGCGGCCCAGCCGTCTATTTTAACGGTTATCTTGGCGGCGTGGTCTTTCAGGCGGGTATAAATGGCATTAGCGGCAAACACATCACCGCCGCCGCTGTTGATTCTCACAATGATTTCTTCAACGTTGCCAATGTCCGCCAGGTCTTTATTAAACTGTGCCGGGGTGATTTCATCCCCCCACCAGCTAGAACTTGATATATCCCCATACAAAATTAATTCCGCCGCCTTATTTTCGGGCCGCGGAACAAAGTTCCAAAACTTCTTATTCTGCTGTGCTTGCGGCAATATCGCGCACCTCCTTTAATAGTTTTTCTTCTTGTTTTAGCTGCTGGGCATTGCGGTAGAAGTCGCCCCCGGTAAGCTCGGCTGTTTCCTTGTCGCGGGTTGAAAAACCGTTTTGCACTCTCTTTTCTGCCGCCTGCACTTCCTGCACGGGGTTTAAAAGTCCCTGGGCCGGGCCGTTCCATTCAGCACCGGTGTAAGCCTTTCTTGCCAGCGGGTCGGAGAAGAAGCCAGGGGCGGAAATCCTGCCCTTTGCCACAGCTTCCGCGAACCATTCAACAAATATGGGCTGGCAAAAATCATTTGCAAGCCATGAACGGTACATTTTAAACATTTTCCAGGCTTCCAGCAGTGCCCCGCGGCTGGCCGAATAGGAGGAATTAAAGCTTTTGACTAATAGCTCATACGGTATTTCCAGGGCCGCCCCAATCTGGCGGGATACCGCTACAACAAAGCCATCAAATGCCGTGTTGGGCCTGCCGGGGTTTACGCCGTTGGCCTTTTCGCCTTCGTTCAAGTCAATTACCGCACCGGGGGCAAGTTCAATGGTTGAATCGTCGGCACTGTCAACCTGTGCGGCCTGGGGTACTATTTCCCCAATCGGTATTTCACTGGATGCACTTTCTTTTTCAATAAAGATCGTGAACATGCCATTTACGACGGCGGCCACAAGCTCCGCGTCCGTGTACCGGCCTAATTGCTTGATAGCCTCAATGACCGGGGCTAAAAAGGGAACCCCGCGCCGCTGGCCTATTCTTTCCCGGTTCATGATATGCAGTACATTCCTGCGGCCCGTTTTGGCTCCATATGCTTCCACCCGCTCCCAGCGCATTTCCGGGGCCGTCTGCCATGATAAAGGATGGTGCGTGCTGATATGATAGGCCACAACCTCCCCGGCGTCGTTCACTTCCACGCCGCCTATAATCTTGGGGTTGATAGTTCCCATAGGGTCACTTAATCTATCCGCTTCAATCAACCTTATCCGCAAATCATACGGCATATTAACGCGCTTGGTGGCGGGCAGCAATACAATTACGTCGCCACTTAACAACCAGTTTAAAAAGGCCAGTTGTTGCAGTTCATAAAAATCATCTAGCCTTTCAATATCGCAATCGGTACTTTCGGCCCACAAGTTCCATTCTCTTTCAATGGTCCCTTCAAGCCTGCGGGCTTCCTCTTCAGTAAGGTTCAGGAATTCCCGGTCAACCTGGGATTTCAGTTTTAGGCCCGCTCCCACGACATTAGTTCTTACTGTTTTTATAGCTCCTGTGGCAAGGGGCACACCACAATATAGATCACGGGACCGCTGGCGCAAGGTGGAAAGATTGTCCTGAATATCTTCCTTCGCGCTCCCGCCCCCGTATAGCCAGCCTATTAAGCTTTTTTTAGTATGGGATGCTCCGTAATTGCCATAGCCGCTATTGATTAATTGCAGGCGGTTACGGGCGGCGGCCCGCTTTAAGGCCCATTCCGGCGCAACGCTGGCTATTGCTTTTTCAAATAAATTCAAATTATCACCCCCTTTTTACAGGTCGCGCGGCACGAATCTATAAGCACGGTTACGCCCGCGGCCTTGCTCCATGTTTTCCAGCCTGGCAACCGCATTCTGCCAGAACTTTATTTGCTCCCTGATTTCCGCCAGGTTCGCTTTTGAAAGGCTCCGTGTGCCTATGGTATAGCTTTGCGCTGCTGTTACCGCTATTTCAGCGGCTAACCACGCCTGTAAATGTTGTTTTGCTGTTAACAGGTCATACCCACTCATTGCCTATATCCCACCCCCTTTATTGGCTTGGTTTTTATATAATCCCGCCCGACCGTTGCCGCCTGCCTGTTTTTCGCGGTGGTGGGGCTGGCTCCGCCCGCTCCGGTTTTTTCAATAGCGGGTTTGCAATCTCCAGGGCGGCGGTGGCGTAGTTTCTCACGTCCAGCGGTTCATTGCGCTTGTATCCGCTATTTTTTAATGTCCAAACGAACGACGGACGGCCTTTCTTGTACGTCATAACCAGTTTTTCAGAAGTCAGGCCCCGGAAATAATCTTTGGTGTAACCCCGGCCCCGGTCCTTGGGGAAGTGGCAGTAATTGGGGCCTTCCTCCTGAACCTCCAGCCGGGAATATAAAATTGATTTCCCTGTATCAACCCCGATAATAAAAAGCGGGGCTTTTACCGGGTTGTTATAAGTCGGCTTGCCGTGGTAAGGAACTTCCGCGCCGCCTTTTCCTTTGATCGCAAAAATGCGGCGGGCCGTTCGCTCTTTACAAAACCGGTAAACCTCATTGGTAAAGTGGCCGCCGCTGTCCATGCAGGTACAGATTATTTTCAGTTTCGCTCCATCGGCACGGGTGAAAGTCTGACTTAAATACGCGTCAAGTTCATCCCATACGGCTTTTTGTTTTAAGTCCCCGTAAATAACAGAGTATTTAATGCCCCAGTTTTCCTTTTCTTCTCCCCATCCGACAACCTCAACTTCAAAACGATCATCCTGGGTATCCACGCCCGCGGTTAAAACCAGCACATCTTCCGGCACTTCGCAATTGTACCTTTCGCGCCGCTTCATCAAATCTTCTTCTTCTAGCTGCTGGCCTTCCTCTTCCCATGTCTGGCCCATTTCGGTATTGGTCCAGACTTTAAGAAGCTGTATATTGCCTTTCTTTTTTTCTTCATTGGCAATAATAAATTTTTCCACAAGCTCCCGCCACTCCACCAGCAGGGAAGCAAAAGCGTTAATGTGGAAGCCGCGCACCGGGCGGCCCGGAAACCTGGCAATAAACTTGCCGTTTTCAAAACCTTCCTTCCAGGCCGTTTCACTGGAAACGGTGCCGCACTGGTTGCAGGCAAAAGAAATGGTGTCCAGGTTTTCTTTATCAAATATAAACTGTGCCCATTCCAGCGGCTGAAACTCTCCGCAAGCAGGGCAGGGGACATGCCATATTTCCTGTGTTGAATGCTCGAATTCAACCTCAATCCGGCTTAAACCCTTGATTGTGGGGGTGGAAACGTCAACTTCTTTTTTATTCCAATAGGTGGTAAGCCGCTTGGCCGCCAATAATAGCGGGTCGCCTTCTTTGCCAGCGGTCGGCGGGTAACGGTCTATTTCATCCGCCAGCAATATCCGCATGGGCCGGGAGGCCAGGGAGGAAGGGGAATTTGCCCCCACCATCGTTACATGTCCGCCCGGAAAGATTTTTTGCAGTATGGTATTCCCACTATTCCGGCTTTTGTCGTTCACCTTGTCCTTTAGTACCGGCGTATCCCGCAGCATTGGGGAAAGTCTGTCCTTAGAAAAAGTTTCCGCCATCTGGATAGTAGGCTGCATAACCATGATCGGGCTGGGGTCGTAATGCATGAAATACCCTATAGGGTTCAAAATAAATCCGTCTGTTTTCCCGATCTGCGCGGCTGACATGACCACAACTTTTTGTATGCTCATATCGGAAATGGCGTCCATAATTTCCCGCTGATATGGGGCCTTTTTTGTGTCCCATGTTCCGGGCCTGGCTGACGATTCAGACGATAGGCGGCGGTATTTATCTGCCCATTGTGAAATAGTGATGCTGGGCAGCGGGGCTAAAATAGAAAAAATCTTTTTAAATAGGTTAACCGTCGCTTTCTTCATCTTCGGTAACCCTCTCCCTAATAACCGCCGTGAAGTCCGATAGTTCTTTTAAGGCTTCATCAATGCTATCTTTGAGTATTTTATAAATATCCGCCTTTTCTTTTTTCTCGCACAGGGTAGGGGAAAGCTTGGCCGGAATCTCCAACAAGCGGGCTTTGAAATTGATAAGCATATCAGTCATAACCTGCTCTATATCTTCCGAACGGTGCAATTGTCCTTCCTTTATGGCAAGTTCATATTCTTCATTGCGCCGTTTCGCCCTTACCAGCTTGGCCCGCTCGGTATTATAATCTAGGTTTTCTTGGCTTTCCGGGTTACGCTTGCGAAGGTAATTTATGTAGTTGTGGGCCGTTGGTATCAGGTCATATAAGCCAGGGCCAGCTTCTTGAATTACTTTTTCATCCCGCAACTGCCGCACCCGGCGTTCAGATAAATCAAGGAAGCGGGCAACCGCCTTCGAGTTATACAATTTCACAGCCTCACCCCCTTATAATCCTGTTTTTTAACACCCCCCTTGTAAAAAAATCCCATGGCCGCGGAAGCGGTTAAAAATCTTTCATCCCTAGAAAAACGCCGGGAGTTCGCGAACCCGCAAGGGAAAAAATGGGCCAGAAGGACCCATGAAAATTTTCCCAGTTCGACAAATTTCTATATGAAAAATCACGCCTTTTACAGCGTGATTTCTTCCTCTTCATCGTCTTTTGTATCGTCTATCTCCCCGGTTTCCGGGTCAATTTCATATTCTCCCGTTAACTTTTGCTTGGCAAGTCTGTACTTCCGTTCCTCCAACTCTATGCGGCGGCTGTCAAGCTCATATGACTTGATGCTATCTAAAAGCCTGATGATGCGGCCATGAACTTTGTTTAATTCCTGTTCAAGCTTCATAGCCCGGTCAAACGGGCTGGCCTTGATGATGGTTTGCATAGCGGTTTTAAGCCGTTCCTTGCTCGGCTCTTCCGCTTCCTCTTCGTTTCCTTCGTCATCTTTCTTCCCCTTTGGCACAAGCATTTCAATAACCTTATCCACAAACAGGGCGGCAGGGTCGGTTTCTTCTAGTTTGCGGATTCTTTTCTTTAGATCGTTTTCCTTGGCAACCAGCGTTTGTAGTTCACGCAACATGTTTTCCTGGGTGTTCAGGGATAGGGATTGTATTAATTCCTGCTCCTGCGGGGATAGCTCTTCAAAGTATATGGTTTTGTATGCTCCGTGGGTTACGGCGTTTTCATTGTTGAGCGGCGCGCCATGTCCAACGGCGTTTTTGTTTCCTCTCTGGCCGCCGCGTTTCTTCTTTTCCAGGGCGTCATTCCATTTATCTTCGCTCTTCCACTTGCGTATACGGTTTTCAGGAACCCCGGCAGCAGCCGCCAGTTCTTTAGTGCTTATGGTTCCGCCGCTTTCAATATAACTTCGCTTGGCCTGGTCGCGGTTTGGATTGCGTTGTCTTGCCATCTGCTAACACCCCCGTTCGTTTGTTTTTCAAATTCCTTGACCGCTCCCGCAAAAGAAGTATAAAAAATAATGAACTTCAAATTTTAAAGTGAAGTTCATTGGCGATATTAGAACGGGGGGAATCGTTCTTTTGTATACTTTTTACAATACATATTTTAGCAGAAAAAACGGGCAATGGCGGGCAATCTTTTTAAGCCGGAAAATTGAATTTTGATATGGTCTTATTGGCATCAAAATTCTTGGATAGTTTTTCCAAAGCATGGTTCCTAACATTCTTGCATTGCCTTTCGCTGTAATGCAAATGCTCCGAAATGCGCCCCCATTGCAACCCCCTGATATAAAATTCAATAATAATAGCTTTATATAAGTAGGGCAGCCCGTTTAATTCCTTTAATATCGCCAACTTCACTTTATTAAGTTTGGTGTTTGCTTCCGTCAGTTCACGGATGGTATTGTAAGCCGATTCAGGCACGTTTAAAATAGTCGTTTCAACTGGGCTTGATACTCCGCCTTTACCTCTTGGCATGCCGTCCAGCCTGGCCGCTCCAACGGTCGAATAATACCTTTCATGCAATTCCCCAATAACTGATTCATTAAGGCTTATTTCTTCATCTATGGTTTTATAGAATTTTAATATCTTAACAACCTTTTCTTTATCCATAATCCGTTCCTTTCTGCCAGGCGGTTTGTGGGGCGGGCTTTTTGGGTTTAGCCCGCCTCCTGAATAATCCGAACAGCAAGCCATCCGTCATGTATTTAACCTTCTTTCATTGGTTTGTTAAGCCATTCCAAAATATCAACAGGGTCCATGTCCCATTCAAAAGCCGCTATCATTTCTTTTGCCAGGAAGTCCGCCAGTTGTTCAGGGTCCATCTTCCGCATGGCGTCAAACACCGTTTCTTTGTTCGGCTCTTCCGCTGGCGGCCCGGCTTTTGACTGGCAGGTTTCGCAATCGCTATTGCACGGGTTTAAATTTATCTCCTGGAATCCGCAGTTTTCTTGCTGCTCCTGCTGGCCTTCCTGCGGCTGCTCCGGTGGTTTCGCTGGCTTTGCGGGCCGGGTATTTTGCAAGGCTGCCTTTTTCTGTTTAACATCATTGATGGAAAGGCCGCCCTTTTCCTGGTACTCTCTATGGGCTTCCTTTTGTTTTTCCTCCGGCAATCCCGATAGTTCATAAGCGGTGGACATATTTATGCCGCCTCCCTTGAACTCTTCTTTGAACTCCGGGGACAGGTTTTTTTCTATGGCGTCCATCCTGCCGATCTGCGTAGGTGATGTATTAAGGGCCTGCGCTATTAAATCCCGGACGCGGCCCGGCAATTTCTCATTCTTTTTGTATTCCTCCAGTAAGGCCCGCATTTCCTTAACCTGTTCAACTTTTTCCCAGTCGGATAGTTGGCGAACCGTGGCATTAGTGGTTATTAATAAAAGCCGCTCTAAAATTTCATCTTTTCCGGGTTCAATGGCGCATGGCACGTATTCATATTCCATTTTTCCTTCTTCGACCAGGGCAAGGGAGGCAAGGCGGCGGCGGTGCCCCGCTATCAATTTATATTTGCCATCCTCCAGCGGCCTAACAATCAGGTTTTGCTTTATCCCGAATAGCTCAATTGAGCTTTTTAATTCTTCGATCTGTTCAACGCTGTAAAAATTATCTTTTGACGGTATCAAGCTGTGTACGCTAATTGGAATCACTTTTAAACTTGATTTTTGGGTTACCGGCTTTTCTTGCTCGTTGTCCTGCCGGGCCGCGCTCTTTGATGTACTATTTAACAGGGAATTAAGGTTGAATTTATTTCCCGCCATAATTTACGCCCCCTTTGTGTCCTATTCGGACAATCTTAAATACTCTTCTACTAGGGCCAGGTAATCCCGCGCCGCTCCGCACCTTCTGGAATATTCAATAATGGGCATTGTTGCAAAAGTGCTTTCGTCAACCTTTTCCGTCCTGCGGATATGGGTTTTAAACATAGGGTATTCATCTTGTTTGTCCAGCCATTCTTCACCTTGAAGGTTAACGTCGTTCTTTTGATAGCAAGTAACAAAGCAGCCCGTAAAGCATAGCCCTGGGTTTAGTTCCTCCCGTGTATTGTCAATTTGTTCCTTTAATTCCTCCAGGCTGTCAAAGGCGAATTTATCAATCTTGATCGGTATCAAAACATCATCGGACGTGACCAGGGCATTGATGGTTGAAATATTAATATCCGGCGCGTTGTCGATAAGGCAATAATCATATTCATCCGCTATGGTTTTTAGTGCCTTGCGAAACCTGGTTTGCTGTGGCCTTGACTGGTCAAGCATTACTTCTAGATTCGCTTTAAGCAGGGTCATATTTGCCGGGATAAGATCAAGGCCAGGGTATTGCGTTGGGCGAATAATATCTTTAATGTCCGCGTTTTTATCGGTCAAAACATCGGAAATACTGGGGTTGCTATAACTGTGCAGGTTAAACATTTTGGAGGCGTTGCCTTGTTTGTCGTTATCCAGCAGCAGAACGCGCTTCCCGTGGACAACCGCCAGTATATGGGCTATGTTCGCGGCGGAAATGGTCTTTGCCACACCGCCTTTCAGATTGATAATAGATACAGTTTTCATCATTGTTTAAACCTCTCTTTCTTTTGGTTTTAGGCCATGTAATGGCAAATTTACTTACGCCTTCGGGAACTCAATCCCAATGTATTGCCCGCTTCCGTCCAATTCATACCGGAATTCAATTTTTCCGGCTTTAACATAGTGGATGCAAGCAATATCTGTTATGGTGGCAACCCGGCCCGTGTTCGCGTCTTTAATCACGTCTCCAATTTCCACGGGGCATGTAGCATTAAAAGCGGCAACTTGCATTTCAAAACCTCCGTTCATTTGTCGTGTTCGTCTAAATAAAACTCACTCGACGGGCAACCTTTGCACATGTCGGCGGGTTCATCGTCCCATTCCGCCCGCTGGTATCCTCTGCATGTTCCATCCGGGTTCCGCTCCGCGTCGTTGCATTTTTGCTGATGTTTGAGGCGTTTATTCCAGGCAGCGGCGGCGGTTTCTTCATCTACTGAAAGCCCGGTACTTGCAAAGCATTTTCCGCAACATGCCCTAAACCCGCCGCCATCCGTTATTATCCTGGCTTTTCCTCCGCAAAACGGGCATGGTTTCAGTTCCGCTTCAATCATGGGTGGCTCTTTTTGCACTTATAAGCCCTCCTTTCCTTATTTCACCAGCCGCAAGGTTGATTCTGAAAACAACGTTGGCGGCCCCTCTATGCTATCCCAGTCCGTAATTGCATCATCTAACAGATTAGGTATTTGCCGCTTGGCTGCATTCCAGTTAGCCCCTAACTTTTCAATCATCTGCGTCCAGTCCTCAATGTCATGGCCCACAATTTTAATATCTGCGCCATCATCTGTAACAACTAACTGTATATGCCTCATTTCGTGGTATAACAGGGCCACTATCTGTGCCCTGGACATATAGGATGTATTGGCTTTAAAAACCTCGATCATGAAAGTAAAGTTTTGTCCGGTTAATTGATAGATAATATCCTGAAAGCGGGTTGGTATTTTACTAACCTGGGCGCACACAATTTTATTGGCATGTTTTTGCTTCTTCTCTTGTCTGTCAATGAAAAGAATGCTGTCAACGGGCACATGCTCCAATTCTTCAAACTTTTCTTTAAGCTGGTCTGCTATGGGGCGGTACGCCTCGTTGATTAGATATTCCCCCCCGTATTCGTCAACAACGACAGGGTTTATTATTTCTCCCGTCTCCTTGTCTATCATCTTGGCAACCCTCCTTTCCTTTAAAAATCACCAGCATAGAGGGGAAGGGGGCGGCGGCCTTTGTATTGCCTTCTTCATCGGTAAACTTTAGCCGTCCCCGTATAAACCGCACTTCCGCTTTACCATAAATGTAATCGTGAAAGTATGCCGTATCCGTCCGGGCTGGAATAAGCATAACGACGGTTATATTGTGTCTCTTTGCCTCCTGGTACGCCTTTTGAACCCATTTCCCAATTTCCCGGCCATAGGGCGGGTTGCAAAAAACAGTACCCCCCCCCCCACGAATTTTTCAGGCCGTCATTCTCCGGCGTGAAATACCTACGGCATTTTGCCGATTTATCGGTTGCCGCGGCATCAAGTACAAAAGAAAATTCCCGGTTAAGCTGTTTGAAAAAATCCTGGGGCGTACACCAATCAAGGTTTTTACTGCTCAATAACGCCTCATTCATGCCCGGCCCTCCATAAAGGCCCGCAAGTCCGCTTTTAGGTAATAATTCCTGCCGTGATATTTGCAAAGCCTTTCGCATTCAGCCCCGAACGCTGCCCAATCAATAGGGGAAGGGTGGTAATTCAGCTTCCCAATTTTGAATAAATCAATATAGCTTCCCGTTTCAATTAGTCTAAAAACCAATTCCGAGTTATACACCGGTTCACAGGATACCCATGTTTTTATCCCGCGCTTTTTCGCCCTTCCAAGTGTCAGGATTCTTTCAAGGTAATGGGCAGCGTTTGGTTCATTTTGCTTTATAAAATCCTTATCCCCGGCAATCGTAACCCCGAATTTATCACCGCTATCCAAAAGGTCAAAGTCTCTTTCCGCCCGGAATCCGCCTTTGGTTAATATCTGGACATGGTTCCCACTGTTTTTAATGGCTTCTATGATTTCCCGCGTTGGTGTCGTGTCTACCTCTGCCGGGTAGGGGTCACAGGTGAAGCAAAGATGAATAGTTTTGCCGCTGATCGCCTCCCGCTTTAACTGCCGCTTGACCGCTTCAATAATGCCTTTTCGCGGTTGAACCTCCTGGAACTGTTCACGGGATTTCTTTAATACCATTGGGGCATAACAATAAACGCACCCATGGTTGCAACCGGTATAGATATTTAATGCAAGGTCGCCGTATTCTCTGGCCTTGGTTTTGGGTTCATAAATCGGCTTATTCGTTTTCCCCAACTCCTTTCTGTTGTTTTCTTGCCATGGTAACCAGGGCTTTCCATGGGTTGGGCTTGCTTTGGCCGCTAATTCTATTTAAATGCACCCACACACCCGCCCAATAACCAAACATCCAAAATTTATATCTTGCAAGGCTATCCCACGCCTTGCGTTCGGCCTCTTCGATTTCCTGAAATAGATCAGTCATAATCGGCTTTCCTCCTGGACAACCCCCAATTCCTCAACCTGGGCTTTTTCAAAGCAAAGCGCACAGCTTGGGTCATATTCTTTGGCCTTCCAGTCCTTAATAAAACCCTCCAGATTGTCTTTATATTGGGGGAAGGGGTGTACTTGCTCCATGAAGTAAGTTCCCATCATCATTTTTTCATCAACATCATCCTGCCAGCCGTAAAGGTGGTATGCTCCGTAATTGTCATAATCCCATAGCGATAAATAAAGCTGTACGCCGTCAAACTGTTCATTGGCTTTTTGAATGTTTATAATGTCCTGGGGCGTTAAGCCCTGGCCCTCACAATTCCTTTGAATCTCTTCCAGGCTTTTCCCGCCAGTATGCAGGCGGGCCAATATCACCTTTGGTTTATACATGTTCTTTATCCCTCCCCGTGATAATGGGCTAAAATATACCGTTGATTTTGCCCCTTCTTTCCAACCTGTCCGCAATGTTTAGAATGCCTTGCAGGGCCGCCTTGATATTGGTGTCCGTTCCTGCGGTGATGTTCAATATAGCGGCAATGTCCCTTAATTGTTCAGCGTTTTGTAAATCCTCTTCACTCACGGCGGTTTCCGCATTCCTTATGCATTCAGTGCATACCTGCCAGCCCTCCGGGACATACTTTCCGCATATTACGCAAATATCATTACTCACATCCAATCAGTCCTTTTTCTAATGCAAACTCCCTGATTTTCGTTGCAGTTGCCCCTTTGACGCCTTTACACTCTCCCGAATTAAGGGCATTGATTAAAGTATCAATACCTTTGTCGCCTTGTTTCGCGGCGGCTTCTTTCCCGTCATTAAAGGCTTTAAGGTACAAGGCCCTTAAAAACTCTTCAAGCTGTCGGTGATCATATTTTTTGATTTCTTTGTACTTCTCCCGGTTAATCATGTTTTTGGTTTCCCGTAATTTCACCGTTTGTCTGGCCTCCCTTCCTGTTTCAGCGACAACATTTTTTCTCTTACCAGTTTGTCAACCACTCTTCCGGGGCTTTTGGTGCCTGCCATTTCCGCCAATCTTTCTAGGTTGAAAGCCGTTTGCAATGTTACCCTGATCGTTCTTCTGGTGTATTTCCTCTTCATCTTCTGCCCTCCAGTCCGTCTTAATTTCGCATTCAAGGCGGAAGCATTCTTGCTGGTGGATGTAATCAAGGAACATAACCGCCCCGGTAAACCGCACGCGGTAGGGTTCCGCTTCCGCGGCGGTGATGTATTGCCTTCCAAAAATTCTTTTCATGTCCCGCCAAACTGCCCACGGGATGAAATAGAAAAGGTCTTTGATTCCCGCGCATATTCCAGCAACCGCGCCCAATCCATGATGATATTCAAGCGCGTCCATCTGTTCAGCCGTTAGCACGGCTCTTTTTAATCTGTCGGTAGTGGTGTATTTTGCTTCAAACACTATCGAACGCCCGCCTGCAAGGGTCCCTTGAAAATCCGGCTGGGCCGGGGCCGTAAACCTCCCGGTAAAAGTCCCGTTCTGGTGTTTAGCCGTAACCCTGAACGGCTCCGGGGTCTTTTTGATTTCCGCCCGCTCCTGGGCTTGATAAGCAATGCAGGCGGCCTTTATATAATCTTCAAAGAAATGGCCCTGCGCGTTGTTTACCGCATTTTGCCACTGTTTACGGTCCTGGCTTTGCTTATCCATCAATAGGCCCCCCAATCATCTTCCTTAAACTGTGCCGCTCCATGCCTTGTATCATGAAAGAAAGCTTTAAAAGGTTGTTCTTATCTAGTTCCTTTTCTTCCGGCTCTTCTGTTCGCTTCTCAGGAGGCGGGAATAACTGGTTTTTGATTGCAAAGGCTTCAAAGAATCTATCCAATTCCTCCAGCAATGCCCGCTTGAAAAAATCAAAGGCAATTTCAATTTCTATCCGCTCCGCGGCGGTGCAATATACGGCTATCATTTTCCCTCTGCCGTCTTTGCGCTTATAGGTCTTACCGTTACCCAGCACCATATAAAGCACCTGGCAAAGCAATTGTTTTTGTAAATCGTCTTTGTATCTGAACCATTCAAGGGCCGTCTTTTCTTCCTCCAGGTCTGTACCTGTAATGCCATGCTCATTCATAAGGCGATCAAGCAGAAGGGCGGCGGCGTCTTTTTCTCCGCCAAAGCCCTGATCTGCAAGTATGGCAAGCTTTTTGATTCTTTTAATCAGGGCTTCCCTGGTATTGTTCATTTCCATCCCTCCAGTCTGTGTTTTTTCATTCCTTCCGGTGCATTTTCAGGTATATGGACCAACCGGTAAAATCGTTGTATTCCGGGCTGCACTCTGTCAGCCTATAGCCTGGGTATTTCTTTTCCCAAAACTGCCTATCATCTGAAAGCCGGGCTGCTTCCTGAACCTTTCGCCTGCTGTACCTCACATCATTATTCCGGCTCCATGGCTTGATAAGGTTCTGTGATGAACTCCACCGCTTTTTCCCCTGGGGGTCTTTGGTAAGGTAGCGGCACAGGGCTTCTAATCCGTATTCATCTGGCTGTAACCTGTCCGCATTCACAAACCCGATCTTTTCACCCTGTTTTTCTCCCTTTTTCTTCCTCCTGCTCCAAAGGGATTCAATTACATCCCTGTCCAGGCCCCCGTTCAAAATAATGTGGTGGTGTATTCGTATTGGCTTATCATCCTGCTTCTTGAATTTGCACTCAGTCACAAGAATATATTTCAGTGGGGGCAGCCCTTCTTTTTTCATCCGGTAGGAAATGCGGCGGATGTAATTGACCGCTTCCCGTTCCGCTTCCTCTATCGTCTCCGGCAAATAATCCGGGGCATAGGTGGCTGTTACGTGTAAATCTCCCTTTCCAAAATTTGAATTTGCAAGCTGAACAAAGTACCTTTTGGCGTTTTTGTCGTTCAGGTTTTTTTGCTTTGGGGCTGATACCTTTTCCTTTTTGCTCCGCCTCCCCGGTGTTCGGTCTTTTTCCTCAGTTCGGGGAATTATATCTACCTCCAAATAATCCTGACCGCAATAAATTTTCTTCTCTCTTACAAAATTTCTCACGGCTCTTTTCTCCTTCTGGTGAATTAAGCCGTAAAGGGTATTACCTTTTTCCTTTTTCTGTATAATCAAAGATCAAAAGGGGTAGGTTATGAATAACCCTCTCTTTTCTATTTTTTTACAGTGGCGGGGGTGGTCTTTCGTGAGAAAGATAATACCCATTACAAGCCCGAAAACCCACTCAACGGCCCATGTTTTCTTGACTTTCCGCCGCATTTCAACTACAATATAGGTAACAGTTTTGTTGTTGTTTAAGCGGCTCAGATTTTTGGAACGGCCCCTTTCGGATGTTGTGAGAAAACAACCGAAAGGGGTTTTTCTTTGTCCCGCTCCAAGCGCGTTTTCACGCGCTTTTCAGTTTCCCAGTCAATCAGTTTCCAGTTTTCCGCCGATAATAAGCGGCACGGAACCCAATGCTGTCGGAGGAGTTCGACCGCGGGCCATCCAAGTCGAGCGCGGGCAGCCCGGCATTCGTGGTGCCGTTGAAACCGCCCCCGCGGAACGGCAAACGCTCTCCGTTGGTGTCCGCGAATATCCAGCCAGGCCATTCCTTGCCAGTGGGCGGGCAAAGGGCCAGGGCCAGCATGATTTCCGGCACTTCAATTTCTATTTCAAGATCGTTCCAAGGGCAGCCGTCCCAGCCCTTGCCTGCTTCTTCCGCGGTTAACTTCAATTCATCCCCGGCAGTGCTGAATTTAACGGTTTTGCCGCCTGTTGTGATCGGTTTCCATAAGGGGCTTTCTTTTGATGTGTCAATTTTGTTGGCGGCATCGTTATTGTCTATAAGCTGGATCTCCCCATTCAGCAGGCGCAACCCGGCAACCCATTCCAGAACGTTACCGGCCACGTCATGCACTCCATAGGGCGTATGGTCATGCGTCCAGGTATCCGGGCCGCTCCCGGTCAATGTCCTGGCCTGGTCGTAAAGAATGCCTTTTTCCTCCGGGTGGTTGAAGTCCGCACCCCAGTTTGTATTCCCATGGGGCAGGGTGTTTTTGAATTGGCTTTCGAGGATTAACCCGGCATGTTCCGCTACGGTTAGCAGGTGCCAGCCTTCACCTTTGGCAAAGCAAGCGGCAGCGGCTTCCTCCAGGGTTATGTTTGTGGCAGGCTGCATAAAGGGCAGGCTGTAGGCCCTCCCGTTTATGATGGTGTTATGGAACTGGGAAATATAGATTGTGTCAACCTCTTCACCGTCAATAATAAACATGGGGTGTACTGCGTCCGAACCTCCAGGCAGATAGTCTGAATTTCTGAATTTATCAACCTTCACCATAATTGAGGGTTTGCCCGCGTTGTCAAAGACAACAACATTTCTTGCACTTATCATTTAATTCATAACCTCCTTATTTATAAAATGCTGAAATAAAGCTTCCTGCTGGGTATACCGCGCTTTGGCTGTTCTTGTGAGGCGCGGAAAGTCTTTTTTTGCCGCCTTTGTGTTTCGGTTCGGTCACGCCCGGCACGGAATGCGCCCGCCTCAGTTCGTCAAGCCTTTCTTCTTCGCGTATTTTCTGGCGTTCTTCCGCCCGGCTGCGTTCAAACTCCGCCAGGGCTCCCCAAAGGTCCCCGGTTACAACGCCGTCCGCGGTGACATTTAGGATTGTTTTAAAATCCGTCTGCGTCATTTTGGCCCCCTTTCTTTCCCAATGTAATGCCGTCTTTTATGGCTTTTTCAATCAGCCTCCAGAAGAGGGGCAGGAATAACAGGAATACTTCACCGCCAATTGCTTTATAGCCCCGCTGGGCATAGGCGGCGGCTTGTCCCCATTTGAAAAGCAAAATTCCGCAAACCGTGATCGCCGTCCATTTCGCAACTTTCATTGCCATTTGTTCCGGGTTATCAATCTTTAATCTGCGGAATCCTATTTGCAGCTTCATATTTCCTCACTCCCCCTAATGTTTTTGGTTTAAAAACCCTCCAGCGGTTTTAATTCGCAAGACAAGAGGAACAACCGCCGCCACAAGCGGACAATCCTATGCACCTGGTTTCCTCTTTAAGCCATGTGAAAAACTCCGTTTCAGTGTCAAATATCCGGTCGGCCCAATGATGTACCGGGCTGCGTTCGCCTTTTCGCGGCTGGCCCACTACGACCGACCGTTTACCCATGCCAACCCCTAAAGCCCAATCCGCGTGAGAATCGGCCCCACAGGGCAAAAGTAGAACAATAAAGTTTGACCAGGCTATAGCCTTCCTGTTTTCTATAACGGCCTGTTTCCATTCCGGTTTGTTGATATAGTCGCTATATTTGTGGGTATTGGGGTCAAACTCTTCCGGGTATTTCTCCGGGGGAATTTCGGGGCTTTGGCGGCAATTAGGGTCAGTGAAATCATAGACTTCATGGCCCATTTCCCGAAGTTTGGCCGCCATATCGCGCACCCGCTCCCGGTTTTTCCAGGAAGAACTAAGGTAAATCTTTAGCAATTAAAAGCCTCCTTTCTGTAAAGCTGGGATTACGGTTATAACAATTTTTTAATCTGTGTCAAAATGCTGCGCTGACCGATAAAGTAATCAACAGATACATTGGTTAGCTCGTTTAAAGACTTGGTTATTTCTGTGCTTGATTTATCAACAAGGTTTGCAATGGCGGTTAGCTTGTCTCTTAAAATCTCGTTATCTTCCGCCAGCATTGAATTATCTTCTTCCAGCATCTTCCTATATTCTTCTTGTCTGCCTATGTTAAAAAACACGCTTCCGCCCCCTTATCAATACTCTTGGCATGCAAAATAACACGGCACTTCGTTGACACCGCTCAGAAATTCCCGGATGGTTTTGGTTTCAGCCCGTTTATTATCCCAGTGCATGGTAAATTCTTTGTCGGGCGATTCCTCTTTGACATAACTAGCAACAAAATCTTCCCAAGTCTCCGCGCTGTAATTGGGGTCTGCGCACTCTTCTTTAAAGGTCTGCGTCATTGCTCCACCGGTAATTTCCTCATAAAATTTAATGGCTTGTTCTATTGATTCAGCTACAATCCACTCGGCAACGCCATCTTCATTGAAACAAAACATTTTCTTGGGAATCGGCTTACATAAAACCTTTCTTAGTTTGGTGTTTTGGTCTGGTGGGCCAAGGTATCCATTAAATTCAAGGGTTTCAACTGTTTTGGCTGTTATCATGTATCCCAGCCCAAACGCTCTTTGCAATTTGTTTATTCCAACTTCCTCCGGGCATTTATCTGATTTCAAATAAGTAAGAAAAACAGGCCATAACCGCTGTATGATCACTTTGTCTTTGCCGCTTATGAAATCTGGATATTTTATTTCCTTAACTAAGCCCGCGGCTATAAGGTTGGCCCTTAAAGCCTTTAAAGATCGTTCAAGGCCAGTCCACATAAGCCGGTCTATGAAATGTCGGATTGCCTTTTTGGGGTTCATTGTTCTTTTAAGCCTCCTTTCTATCCATAGCACCCGCAGTTGAGGTTTAATAACCCGTGCTAATCAAGAAGTCACGGGCCGCGTTCTTAATCCTGCTAAAATCAGCTATAGGCATGCCCTCCAGGGCGTCGCTGCCGATTCCTGCCGCTCTTGCGGCCATACGGCAAAGGAAGCCGGATGATATTTCCGGGGCCAGGGCATATTCATTCATAGCCTGCATTTCGTTTTCAATGGCGATCATGTCGCGCCCGGTCAACCGGTCCCAATAGAAATTTAGGGTTTCATATTCCTTGCCTTCCCATTTGAAGGGCTGTTTGAAGGTGTGGACATAAGTCCCCTTGGTTTCCTGCTTTACAGGCTGCTTTACTTCCTCCAGGGCCGCCGCTGCCTGGGTGCCTTTATCTTCGTTCATGTTCTTACCTCCTGTTTTTTGGATAATTTATTTGCGGCTAACAAGGGCCGCCTTCGCTGCCGCCAAATGCTCCGCCGGGAAACTTCCATCCCCCTTCCTGAACGAAAATTTCATCTGGCGTAAACTCTCCTGTTTTAAGTTGCCTGATAGCCTCCCGATCTTCGGTCTTTAGGCAACTCACTGCGCCCGCGGTATATTCCTCCAGGTTCTTTTTGTTATCCAGGGTGAAACCAAGTATTTTTTCATCCTGGCAAACCTCTTCAAAGTGGTGGGGGTATAGTTCTTTAATGCCTGCCCAGTGTTTGGGCAGGGAGAATATGCACATCATGCAGCTACAGCGATTCCAACCCGCCCTATAGCATGGGTGGGGGTTGCAATTATGCCTTTTAAGAACTTCCCAAATATCCCGTTCGGAATAGTCAATTACCGGCCTCCACCAATGCACCAGCCTTCTATTTTTGGCAACTGCATTGGTCCGGTGAATTTCCATTTCGTTGTATTTTGACCGGCCCGAACTTTCGCCCCGGCGTTCCCCGGAAACTATAAGAATATTGGTATTCCGGTGGATGTTGGCCGGGAATTTTTGCCGCTTTACTGCCTCCAGGTTGGCAATAACGCTATCTTGCACCTGTGCTTTAAGTGCCCCGCTGCACCATCTACCTTGATGGCAACCGCTTTTAGCTGGGAATTTGTGGCGGTTATTGCCGATCTCTTTTAGCTGGTTGAATTCCTCCAGGTTTCTAATCACCGCTTCACCCACCATGATTTTTAGGTAGGCACTACACCAGCGGGTGTTAAGATCGCCACTTTTGGCGGGGAACTTCATCCGGTATCCATATTCCTTTAGTTCCTCTGATTCAAGGATGCTTTCTCTTAGTTCCTGGCTGCGTTCTTGAAGTTTTGAAAGCTTACAGGTCTTAATGCCGTTATCTTCGTATTGCACGGGGTGGGATGCTCCAATGCGGTATACCTCTCCCCAAAATCCGTTTTGCCTCCAGGACAATCTAAGGAATGCGCCGGTAGCCGCGGCAAATGCTTTGACATAAGGCACGGTACAAGGCCAGTCCATGCGGCGGGTTGGGTGCCCGCCGTCAATGTCATGGTGCCAAAGTTCAATTTTTTCTATAGGTACGCCCATTTCTAAAAGTTTGAAGAAACATGCTGTGCTGTCTTTACCGCCTGAGAATAGGATTATAATCTTGTCGTAATCCTCCAGGGGTAGTAAGTTTGGTAGGTGTATCTTTTTTTGGTATTCCGTTGCCTGGTTTCCGGGGATTCGGGGAATTATTCTATATCCAGTGCCATAAATGGGCTGGTCGGGGTGCCCCATAATTACAGGCGTATCTATGGTGCATTCCGAATCTTTAAAATATAAAGGCCCATTGTTATAGTCATTGAATAAAGTAACCTGGTTTATCTTGTTCCCCTCCCCTCTGACGATGTTAAAAAATGGTTAATTGTTGGCATTCCTGCGGCGGTTCCGGTTCTGGCGCATTTGCTTTTTCCGTCATTCCGCATGCCTGTTTTCTAATCCAGCCATTCAGCACATAAACCGGGGTGTACCATCTTGACCACTCTTGCACAGAAAGCGTATTTCCATGGATAACAACCGCGGGGATTCCATAAAGGCTGAACTGTAAATAAGCCATATGAACACATTTCAAATCCACGTCCACCGCGGTTACTACTAGCTGGTCACAATAATTGAAGCCGCGCTTTTCCATTGCCTTGCAGAATCCTAGAACCATGGCCCCCGAACCGCACGCGGGTTCACTCAGGGTTATATAGCCGTTTTCATTAATAGGGTCTTGAAAATCTTGTTCTGATAAGGTAAGTTCACCCATCATGTCACAGATATTGTTAGGGGTGAAAAATTGCCCTTTGTGTTTGTTGTGTAATTCCAATTCGTGGTAAACGCGGCCAAGTACGTCACCAGGGCCATTTGTAGTTAGTTCATCGTCTAAGGCTTGTACCAGGGACGCGAACATTGCGGGGAATATGGCTTGTTCCTTCTTTTCGTATCTGGCTATGATTTCAAGGTATCTTTTTTCGCGTTCTTTCCACTGCCTCCAGTCAACGCTATTGCTTACCGAAAGGGCCGACATTTCGCAGAAGTCAGAGAACACTTCCCATGTTGAATGCCGATTACTTAACTGATGTATGAAATTTATTAAGTCTTTTTTGGCATCTTTCACGGTCGGCCTCTCCCTTTTGTCCCCGCTCCTGGCCCTCCGTGGTATACTCAAACCAGAAAGGGGGGATTTTATGAGTTATTTTCAAAGTGATGTACAGGCCGTTGTGACTGATGCTTTAAGAAATATCAAGTATAGTGGTGTTTCTGAGCTATCTAAAGAAGAATTTGAAAAATTGCTTTCAACGGCTCTGTATAGTGTGCTAACTTCCAGGAATTTCGAAAGACATATTAAAGACATTACAAAATAGGTTAATTTGCAGCGGGGCTTTGGCAGAAGTCCCGCTATTCAATTGACTTGCAAAGTTCGTCAAACTTTTTCTTTACCTCTTCCAGTTTTTCAGGGGTTAGGTTTTTTGTTGTGATTCTGACTTTGATTGAGCTATCATCACCAAAGAATAAGGCGGTTTCAAAATCCACTATTCTTTCCACGTCTGGCATAAATGTTTCACCTTCCTTTCCCTGTGGTTTTAAGCGGCTTTCTTCTCTATGGAAACCACTCTGATTTCCACGCCTTCCCTTTGGCCGATGATCTTTGCCAGTGTTTCAAAGAATTTATTAATATCCAACAACATCACCCAGCCTTTCTTTCCCTGCTGCCGCTGGCTCGTTGACCAGTTCAATGCCTTTGATCATGTAATAAATCTTCTTGCGCTCTTCCTCCGGCAACTTAGCCAGGTTTTTTGCTAATTCGGCAGCGTCAATTTTCCTTTCAGTTGCCAGTTCCTTTTCCATTTTTTCACTCCCTTTCTAAGCAATTTGGTAATCTTGCTTTGTGAGACCAATATATCACTGCGTGGAGTTTGTGTCAATATTTTTCCCTCCAAATCTTGCAGAGTGAGTTTTTCTATGATATTATCGGATTGCAGGAGGTGTATACTGTGTCAATAGGAGAGCGCATTAAGATTTTGAGGAAAGAGTTAAATCTAACGCAAGCGGAGTTTGGGGAAAAAATTGGTTTAAAGGCTACTGCAATTGGGATGTATGAAAGCGGCGACAGAAATGTAACTGATAGAAATATTTCTTTGATATGTGAAAAACTTAATGTTCGTAGGGAATGGCTTGAAAGCGGGATAGGCGAAATGTTTATTGAAAATGATTCAACTATTATTGCTAGCCTTGCCGTTGAATATAACCTTGATAGCCTTGACCGGAAGATTTTAAAAAGCTATTTAAATCTAACCCCTCCACAGCGGGCAGTTATTAAAGATTTTGCGCGTTCCCTGGTCGCCGCTTTTGATAAAGATGAAACCGAAAAGAATATTGATGCAGAAGTTGAGGCTTACCGCAGGGAATTAGAGGCAGAACAAAAAGGGGAAATATCGTCAGCTTTAGACGTTATAAAAAAAGACGCCTAAAAAGAGGTGATGATTAGTTTTTTATAATCTAAGAAGGAGGCTATAATTGCTATATTTCGCCCGCCGTTAAACCAAATAGTTTAAAATAGAATTATTAAACTATTATGGGGAACGGAGGGTTAAAAATGAATTTTGGTAATTGGGAACCTGCTATTCATGAAGATTTCGAGCAATTAAAAAGGGTGGCTTTCTCTCAGAGGATTAAACCAGAAAAAATAACTCTTGATTCAGCACACGAAACAGCAAGGGTTATTGGCACTGACGGTATTTATAATGTTACTTTACACCACTGCACGTGTTACGATTTCCAGTCAAGACAGCTTCCCTGTAAACATATGTACCGTCTAGCTTCCGAACTCGGTTTTCTTTCCGATCTGCCGACCGTCAGCAGAAAAGCCGCGAAAGTATTTAAGGACTCTATTCCCGAAGAAATAGAGCGATATAAAAAATTGTATTTCGAGGGTGCAATTTCTCTTGAAAAACTCAATAAGATAATAAACGCATTGCAGGGCAAATAAGGAAGCCCAATATAACGGGCCTGACGATAAAGTTTTTTATAATCGGTGTTAAATATATTAGTCGCTATGCGGCAGAATGGAGGTTTTTTAAATGGGTAGCGTTCAATCATTGTCTTACTGTGGTGGTATCCCCGAAATAAAAAAGGTTGCAGATTTGGCCGTAACATGTTTGCCCGATTCTCTTTATATTCCTATCGGCTTGTTTAAAAGTGTAAAAATTCCTTATTCAGCAATTACAAACGTTTCAATTAAAACGAGCGAACAGGTTTCTAAGGATGTTACTTTAGGGCGGCTTCTTCTCGTTGGTGTTCTTGCATTCGGTGTAAAGAAAACCAGTAAAGAAATTATTAATTACATGGTGATTGATTATATTGATAAAGGAATAGAGACAAGTGCTGTTTTTTCCGGGAAAAACGTTCCGCGGGCATATAGTGAACTTTTAGAGGCCCGTCAGAAATATTTAGCGGCCAACCCTCCAGAACCGACCCCAGCCGCCGCGCCTACGGATGATGTTTATTCAGAAATCGAAAAGCTTTATGGTTTGATGGAAAAAGGTATTATTACGGCAGATGAATTTACATCCAAGAAACAGCAGCTTTTAAATATATAAAATATAACATAAAAACCGCCCGGCGTTCCCAGCACCAGGCGGCGAATGCGTAAATATCCGTTCCAACAGTTATTTCCGCGCCTATATTTTACCATATAGGCCCGTATGATAGAAAGGGGTTTACATGTTAAGGGCCGCTTTATATATTCGCGTCAGTCATGAAGAACAGGCATTACATGGGTATTCCCTGGAGGCGCAAAAAGACGCGCTAACCAAATATGCCTTTGAAAATGACATGGTTATTGTTGATTACTATATTGATGATGGTTACACCGCCCGGAAGCGATATACCAAGCGCAAAGAATTTATGCGCATGCTCAACGATGTTGAGCAGGATAAAATAGATATTATTTTATTTATTAAGATTGATCGCTGGTTTCGCAGTGTTAAGGATTATTATAAAATCCAGGAAATCCTTGAAGCCCACGGCGTTGACTGGAAAACCACAATGGAAAGTTATGATACTTCCACGGCCAGCGGCAGGCTTTATGTGAATATCCGGCTTTCAATTGCGCAAGATGAATCCGACCGGACCGGGGAAAGAATTAAGTTTATAAATGATAATAAGGTTTCTAAGGGTAAGGTTATTTCTGGCTCCGTTCCTTTGGGGTTGCGGATTAAAAACAAAGGGGTACGTGATGCAGATAAATGCATTGTTCACGATGAAGAAACAGTGCATATTGCCCGTGACGCATTCTTGTATTACGAACTTCATCAAACAAAGCGCGGGACCGTTGTATATATCCGGGAGAAATACGGAATCAATCTTTGTTATGCTACTATGTGCCGCATGCTCAGCAATCCCATATATAAAGGCGAATACCGCGGCAATCCTAATTATTGCGAACCCGTTATTGAATCAGAGCGGTTTGATAGGATTCAGGAAATATCTGATAAGAATAATGTTCGCGTAACTCCAGCAGGCAGGGTTTATATTTTTGCAAGCCTGATCGTGTGCGCCGAATGCGGGCATAAGATGTGTGGCAGGGCTCAAAAGTACGGCGGCAAAGAATATTATTACTATAGATGCAATCAATTTGTCCAGCGTGGCCGCTGTTCTCAGGATAAGCAAATCAACGAAAAAGATATTGAGGAATATTTACTTGAAAACATCGAAAGTGAAATCAATTCGTATATCGTTAATTATGAGATAGAAAGGGCAGCGGCCCCGAAACCTCGCATTAATAAGGCAAAAATCAAAAATAAGCTGACTAAATTAAAAGAACTGTATGTAAATGACTTGATAAGCATGGAGGATTACAAGAAGGATTTTGAAATGTATACAAGCCAGCTTCAAGAACCCGCAGAACCCGCCGCCCCCGCTGTTAATATCGAGGCCCTTAATAGCTTTTTGCAAAGTGGTTTTAAGGTTATTTATAACACCCTTACCCGCGAAGAAAAACGCATGTTGTGGCGGGGCGTTATCAAAGAACTCCGAATTGACCGCAATAAGCGAATCCGTATTTTTTTTGCTTAATTTTGTACTAACTTAACCGCACCTGTCGGTTCATCACATAAAAGCAATTGCGGTCTTTTCACCAGTGCCCGCGCAATCG